AGAAGAGATTTATGAGGCAGACCGAGCCGAATCACAAGCCAAGATTAGTGAGGTAGAAAACCAAATTAAGCGGAACTCTCGTGGCGAGGGTAGAGATGGCTTGTCTGGAAGTGTGACTATTTCGTAAAATTTAAATCTTTGTTGAGGTAAAAAATATGGCAAATCTTGATACTCCTTTCGGCTTTAAGCCAGTCAAACATTTGAACGGGTCTCCTTGGAATGGCCAGGCAAATGTTTATTATATTCCATCTACAGATAATACTGCAACTTTTATTGGAGATGCCGTTAAGGGTGCTGGATCTGCAGATGCAACTGGCAAATATCCTACGGTCGCCCAGGCTACTGCTGGTGCTGCCGTACGCGGTGTTGTAATTGGTTTTGGTGATAATCCCTATGTAATGACTCATCCTGATGCTCCTAATCGTGCATATCGTCCTGCTGCTACTGCAATGTATTGTCTGGTAGTTGATGATCCTCAGGTTATTTTTGAAGTTCAAGAAGATAGTGATGCCAACTCTATTACTGCTGCAATGGTTGGGCTTTCTACTAACTTTGTAGTTGGTTCTGGATCGACTGTTACTGGTAAGTCTGCTATGGAACTTGATTCAAGTGATACTGCAACCGACACTAGTGGTAATTGCAGACTTTTGCGGTTGGCTAATCGAGAAGATAATGAACTTGGAAATTATGCCAAGTGGGAAATTCTTTTCGGAGAGCATGAGCTGGGCCTGACTATTTCAACTGATGTTTAATTAGTTGCTTATTAACTTCTGCTATTTAATCATCATTTAAAGGAGCTTACAAATGGGTATTATTACTACTAGTAATTTTGCAAAAGATCTGGTGCCTGGGGTCAAGACTTGGTTCGGCCAAAAGTATAAAGAGTATCCGATTGAATATTTGGATATTTTTGAGAAGGGTAACTCTACAAAAGCGTTCGAAGAAGAAGCTGGTGTAACTGGTTTTGGCCTCGCAGCAGTAAAAACCGAGGGAGCTGGGATTGCGTACGATGAGCAAGAGCAAGGCTTTGTTAGTCGCTATACTCATGTAACGTACGGCCTCGGGTTTATTATTACTCGGGAAATGTACGAAGATGGTATAGCTGTAACTGTAGCGCTGCGTCGTGCAAATGCGCTGGCCTTCTCCATCAGGCAGACCAAAGAGATCATTGGGGCAAATATTCTCAATCGGGCATTTACTGCTGCTTATACCATGGGAACTAATAGTGATGGTAAGGAGCTTTGTGCTACTGATCATCCGAACAAGTCTGGCGGAACTTGGCGGAATGAACTTGCTACTGCCGCTGACCTGAGTGAAGCAGCCCTCGAGCAGGCTTGCATTGACATTGCTGCATTCACCACTGATCGTGGACTCAAGATTGCGATTATGCCCCAAAAGTTGATCATCCCCACAGCTCTTGAGTTTGACGCTATGCGGATTCTCGAATCTATTGGTCAATCAGGCAGCGCGAATAATGATATCAATGCTATTCGGGCCTCAAAAAAGTTCCCGCAAGGCATCGCTGTGAATCATTACCTGACGGATAGTGATGCATGGTTTATTAAGACCAACTGCCCTGATGGCTTGAAGTATATGGAAAGGCGGCCGGATGCATTTGGAACTGAGAATGACTTCGACACTGAGAATGCTAAGTTCAAAGCGACATTCAGGGGTTCGTTTGGTTGGTCTGATCCACGAGGCATATTTGGTTCGCCTGGTGCTGCATGATAACTTGGTGTTCATAAGTGAACGGCCAAGACTAATTTTAATACTGGCGTTGGAAGGACCCAATCTTCCAACGCTGCTCTAAGGAAAGGGTGGTAAAATGGGAAAATATTCGTTTGGTAAAAACGGTCCGACTTTTGAAGGTGTTTCGTTAACTCCTGCATTTGCTTCTATCACGACTACTGCTACACCTGCATCAGGTTCCTGTGCAGTTCAATTTGTTTTCAAAGATGTTCTTGGTAACACTATTACTTCTCCAGTGTCTGGATTGCTTTACTTAAGTGAAGTAGCTACCGGACTGACTCATAATTTGGCCGATACATCTCTTGCTGTATTGACTAACGGTGCACTTACTAATCTTGGTAGTGCAGGGCCTAGCTTGTTTACTACGACTGCGGCTGGATTATTGGGGCTGACTATTACTGCTGCTGCTGATGATTATTATGTAGTGTTTGTCAAGCCTGATGGGGCATTGTTGATTTCTACTGTTTGTACTGTGAATGCTTAGGTCATATTAAAGGAGAACTTGTAATAATAAGGGAAACTTTATTATTACAGATTTTGTGTTAATATGAACTTCCATATTATAATGATTACTATATAGGAGATATTATGAGGGCAAAAACATTAATAGCACCAACAACAGCTGCTGCAAATAAGATATTAATTATTGATAACTTGAATCTTAATGGGTCAGTTTCTATTGTAGGCCTTGTTACTACTGAGTCTGTTGCTATTCAGATTCCTAGAGTAGGAAGTCCTGCTGTAGATACTGATACAGATTGGACTCCGCTTATTTATAATGGTACTACTTATGTTTTAGATGTAAATAATAATAGAATAAGTATTCCTTTTCGTGGAACTTATAGAATAGCTAAAGCTGAAAGTGTTGGTAATGCCTTTGGGATAAGGTTTGAATAATGTTTAGTTCACCTCTTGTAAGTCCAATTAATAGTTCTGTTATTGGGATGAATCGTTATGGAGATTTTGTAGCTAGAACTCCAGGGATTAAAGACGATCAAGAACTCAATGCGCAGGTAATTTCTCGTCGTTGGTATCCATTACCGAAACCAGCAGCTGATTCAACAGTATCTATTGTAAATGGTTTGCATCGTGTAAACGGTACAGGAGAATTTCAGTCTGGTGCAATTACCATTACTTCTGCTACAAGATATATTGAAACATTGGTAATGAGTGATGCTGATGAGTATGAAACTAAGACTGAAGCTATACAATTATTCAGCGATGGTGCAAGAGAATTTATTTTTGAGTCTTGGACAAAAGTTGATCCAGCAACAATAAATACAGCATTTCCTTATGTGTTTCCATTTATATTGGAGTAAGCAATGAAAAGAATATTTTTAATGTTGGGAATGTCTTTACTTGCTTCCCAGTGTTTTGCAACTGATGTAACTTATGATGATAAAGTTACTGGAGGAACATTTTCAGCAGCTGAAGCTAATAATGTAAAAAATGCAGTTAATTCTAAAGCAAACATATCTGCAATAACATGGATAACAGCTACAGCTTATACTGCAAATAATCAATCAGTAACACATGGTGGGCATGTATTTGTATGTACGTCGAATCATACTGCTGGCGCATCTACTGAGCCGGGAGTCGGGGCATCCTGGGCAACAGTGTGGAGGTATCATGGAGTAGACTTATATGAGCCGCTGAAAGGGGAAGATGATAACTATGTCACTGATGCTGAGAAAGCAAGACTTGGAAATTTAGAGTTAACAGACAATGTCACCTTCGGCAACGTGACAGCGGCTGGTGGAGCACTCTATGCTGGTGTGGCGAATACCACACAAGGAGCACTGGTTCTCTATACGAATACTGACCCGATATACACTGCCGGGTTTACGCCAGCAGCAACTCCTTCTGGTAGTGTGACAATTAAATTTCCACCGGCTCCTCCTACTGGAGCGAACTACTTGTGGAACGTTGATGTAAATGGGACAAGCGATTGGACTGATCCGGCATCGTTTGAACCAGCACTCGGAAACCCTGCCGTGACAGGCTATGTGCTCGCCTCGACAGATGCTGGGGTGAGGTCATGGGTCGAGATGACGGGGGGCAGCGCAGAAGTCCAAGATGAAGCCTTTTCCGCTGCCAACTTTGACACTGACACGACACACGCAGTTTCACAAGATGACTTCTATGACCGCTTCCACCTCTTTGATGCTGATGACGATGGAGATTTCACCGATGAGACGTGGTTTCCATCTACATCCGGTGCGCCGACGAACGCGACCTATCTGACGACTTCAAACGAAACGGGGTTGAGTGCAGAGGCCAACCTTGGAGCGCTCACAACAGGTATTCTCAAAATCGCAGTGGCGGTTGGAGTGGCTACCCCTTCAACCGCAGTTGCCGGTGATTTTCCAACCCTGAACCAGAACACCACAGGCACGGCAGCAGGGCTTTCCGGTACTCCGAACATCACGGTTGGGACTGTTTCGGCAGGCGCGGGAGGGTTCATTGTCGATGCTGACGGGGATGCAACGGCAAAGTCATTCTCAACTACCTTTGTCGATGGAGCGATGTACTCGGAACTGCCAATCAACACAGCGGCAAATCCTTACGTTCCAGGTGTATCTGCCAAGCTGATCAAGATTTTCAACAATGACGGTGTACCAAAACTGAGTATCAGCGATGCGGTTTATACCATGCTGACAAGCAACGATATCGATGACACTCCGAGCGATGGAAACACCACTCAACCTGCCAGCAGCAACTCGGTAAAAGACCTCGAAACAGGGCTGAAAGCAAAATACGTCTCAGGCACCGAAGCCGATTTCTACGGCACTCTGCTCGACCCGCAGGCAATCTACGCGGTCGATGCTACAAATCACGCGGTAACACTAATCAACGATGTCCCGGCAGCATTCACCATCACTGAGATAAGCGTCTCATGCGATGCCGACCCAACCACAGAAACGACATTTACCTTTCAACACAAGGTGGTTGGTGTCGGTTACGGATCACCAACCACAATTGAGGCAGTCCTGACAGTAAACGGAACGGCAACCATCACATCCGGCATTGACGATGCAACCATCCCGGCAGGAACGAAGGTCTTTATGACACTCTCTGACCCTGATGATGCATTGAACGAATGCTCATGGCAGATTGAGGGGGATTGGGATTGATTATGAAAAAACTCATACTGGTTTTGATACTGGCGCTGATTCCTGGTCTGTCGTTTGCTGGATCGCATAGTGTCGGTGTGACGATGGCGAAGGTGCAAGCGAGCTACTCAGACATCCTTTTTTATCACAACGCCGACTCATGGGCCACCGCCCCAACCAAGGGCGCGGGGACAGTCGCATTTACAGAGTGGGCATCACAGAACACCAGTACGACAACAAAACTGGCCGGTACCGGATCGTTTGATACCAACGATGACGGTTACGGCAAGATGATCATTCCGGTAGCAAGCAATTTTTCAACCGCGAATGCGCGTATAGGTTTCTGGGTGCATCTAAAAGAAGCATCAGAGGCAACCCACAGAATAGTAGCCTTGACGAATAGCACGGGAGTTAACGAGACATCGGGAAGTTTGTTTATATATATACTGTCTGGAGGGGGGATTCGTGCATCTATAAATGGCACGCAATTCAACGCCACCACCACTGCTGCCAATGGCACTGCGTATTATGTCGAATTGTCCATACACAACAACACTGATGTAGATTTATTAGTCAATGGAGTCTCTGAAGCATCCGGGACGTGTGCAAATACAACCCATAACGGTACACACCTGACTTTCTTTTCGGACACAACCATGCTCAATGCCTATTACGATCAGATTGTTTTCTCTAATGATTACACCAGAAACATATATGCGATCCGTACTGTTACTGATTTTAATTAGCCTATGGTCCGGTGCCTGCTTGGCTGCTCCGTCGATTGACTCATCGACTCCATCAAGCGTCACATTGGGTCAGCCTGTAACAATCACAGGTGCAGGTTTCGGGGCAATCGGTCCGACCGTAGCTTATTTCGATGATTTTGAGGATGGGGTCGCTGGAAATCTCCCAGCACAGGGAAGCTCAGCTATCGTGGGAACTAGAGACATTGTTTCCGGCACCTACGGCGGGTATGTCAACACTTTTAAAAACAGCGGATCGCTGGCGTTTCAGGTGCCGTTTGATCAAGCGGGATGGTCAGAAATCGCCACGGCACTCCCAGCCGAAACGAGAGATATTTATGTCTCGTACTATTTTTTGCTCCCAGAATCAGACTATTGGCCTGGAGAGGGTGGTGATTCCGGGACAGCCATAAACCTCAAAGCCATGTGGATACTCGGTAACAATGCCGGAGCGATTGACACAGCCAACAACGACAAGGTTATTCCTACCATCCTTGGAGATGACGGCGGCACTGGAATGAGTGCGATGGTCGTGGGAAATGACCTCACTCCGAATTACTCCACCTATGTAGATGCCGTACCTACAAAAGGCACGTGGACCAGGTTGTCATGTTGGTTGAAAGCTGGCGACCCTACAGGGGCGATGAAATTCTGGAAGGATGCGGCTCTTGTTAAAAATGATACTGGCGTGAGCACCATAGCAGATGGCGAATACCGGGGATTCGTGGGGTTCCCTGGGTACGGGCGGGTTGATGCTGCTGTAACATCCAGGCCAACTTATGATGATGTATACATTGCCGTAGGGGCAGCGGCAATGGCTAGGGTCGAACTGGGAGATAATAGCACATATACAGACTGCACAAAACTGGCTGTGGCTACTGTCAACACCTGGGCAGACACCTCAATATCAGCGAGCGTAAGGTCCGGCAGTTTTTCGCCTGGGGAGACTGCATATCTGTTTGCCATAGACGCTGACGGTGTTGCATCTGGGGGGTATCAGGTAACGATAGAGGGAGGCCCACAACCCCGCGGCACAGTCCCGCTCGGAGATATGCGATGACCGGCAACGAGCGGGTGTTTCTGGATATGATTGCGTGGGCTGAAATGGTGTTGAAATCTAACTTTATATGGGGGAAGAGATGAAGAGACTTTTGGGAGTAGCCTTGGCCGTAGGCTTGTTATCGAGTTGTGCAGGGCCGATGGAAATCAACCAGAGCGGGACGAGCGGCGGCAAGGCAGCTGCCACACAACCTGGCGGGGATGTGATCAATATCTCGGTTGTAATAGAGAAGAAGGATGATATCAAGGATGCTCTTGACGTGGTCGGGCAAGTGGAGAACTTCATTCCGGACCTTCCCGGAAAACTCCCGAGTTTGCCGGCGGCCCCCGAGTCGAAGCCAGAACCCGCCGCGCCGGTCTTTCCGGATGTCGCTCCGCCCACCGCGCCCACAGAAGAGATTGCAAAACCGGAAGGCCTTGAAGATGTTATCCCGCCACAGGGGACGGTTGAGGAGGTAGATTGATGTTCCGGCTTGTCCTGGTTCTCGTCCTGCTCTGGGCAGTCCCAGCCGGGGCGGTGACCATCCCGCAATCTTTCGGCGAATGCTCTGCGCTCTGCGCTCAGTATTTCCCAGGCGGAACTGTAACTCCTCCAGTTGATCCGGTGATACCACCTGTTGTTCCCCCGTCAGGGACAAAGACTTTTCCCCATGCGATTACATTTGAAAGATCAACTGATCAAGGCAACGGTTCTGCAGGGATTTTGTTCAGGACTTTACAAGCAGGATCGATTATTTATGTTTCAGTTAATGGTGAGGTTGCAAGATTAGGAGTTCCATATAAAGGTGCTCCAGTTTTCTTGTTGACAAAGTCTGGTGATCAATATGCAAGACCATTGAACTTTGTAATTAAGATGAATGATGGTGTGACTTATACTGCTAAGAGCGGAATAGCTGGTGATGCAACTGAGCCTGTAACTCCTGGAGTATATAAGAATAGCAAATCATACGGCTATTACAATGTAGCGAATAAACGACAGGCTTGGAGAATACCATCAAGGGGTGATTCTCTTGGGCCAGGGCCGGTTAAATTTACATTTTCGTCTGGTAAGACCTTCACGGTCAGAAGCACTGCAAAGAATTGCAGGGATCGAGAAGATACATGTAATCGCGACAGTAGAGCTGTAATGTATGGATTTGTGTTCAAGCCAGGCAATGGCCGGCCGAATGGCAAGGGTGATTCTGACATGGGAACATCACATGGTGGCATATATCTTCATGCGCCGTTCGGAGACATCAGTAAGTCCGTGTTGATGCAATGGTGATCTGTAAGCAATGTGGATATAAATATACTGGTCCAAGATGTCCTATATGTAATTATCCAAACGAAGACTGTGATTGATCCTTACCTCAACTTTCAGGAGAAAGTTATGCGGGTGATTGCGGAAGACAGTTTGCAGTTGTTCAAGAAAAATGATGAAGGTTTACATTTTGTCAAGGATCGATATTGCAAAGAACCTGGACCATGTTTTTCATTCGACGATCACGGCAGAGCCGGAGTGAGTTGTGATCGGTTTCGCTATCAACCAACAGGTGTAAAATTATGTGTCAAATTATAATTTTTCTCATTTTACTACTCACTTCGACAGCCAACGCTCGTTTAGCCACAGTTGTTAGTGTCACTGATGGTGATACAGTAAAAGTGGTTGATGAGACTGGACTAATTACTGTTCGACTTTATGGAATTGATTCGCCTGAAAAGAAACAAGCATTTGGTCTTGCAGCTAAAGATTTTGTTGAAGTTATGGTTAAAGGCAAAGTTGTTGATATTGCTCCAGTTGATGTTAAACATTATGATAGATATGGACGAACAGTTGCAGTTGTAATGCTTGGAACACAATGTGTGCAGGAACAGCTTTTGCTTGCTGGATATGCCTGGGTTTATCCTCAGTATTGCAAGAAGTCATTTTGTCAAGCCTGGGAAAAGTTACAAAGTATTTCAGCTGGCAACAGGGTGGGGCTATGGTCTGGACCTGCACCAGTGCGGCCGTGGGTTTGGAGGAAGAAATGAATTTTGTCAAGCTGTCTCATTATGGTGCTGATCTTACTGTTCCAGAGTTTCTAGTTCCACTCTGGCCACATGATCTTCCTCCTGAGAAGTGGCCTTCATTTCTTGGTGCTGGCCAAGGCTGGGGAGATAAGATAGTTCCTGATCATTTTGGTAAGGCTAGGCTTAATCCTGCAGGACTTTGTCATGATGTAGAATGGGCTGTATCAGTAAAGAATCTGTCTGCATTTTTAGGTGCTAATGGTAGGTTCTTCTTGAATTGTGTATCACTTATTCTTGCCTCAGATATGGATGTATGGCCTAAGATAAAGACCATGATTTTTGTTAGTGGATTGTATCTTACGGCAGTTAGTACTATAGGAATCTTATTCTTTTCTTGGTTCACTAAGGAACGAAAAGAAGATGTTGAGCCACTGCAGAATCCTATTGTAAAAGATAGATTAAGGAGATTGGCGATAGCGCGGAATAATCACTGGGCGAAGATTCTTGATACTCGGTTACCTGATAATGAAGATGCGCTTTATAGAGACGATGAAAGGACAATATAATGACCGAAGATTTGGAAGTTTATGCTGGTCACAGTTATGATGATCGTACAGGTCCTAGACGAAGATATAATCTTACTAATGAAGATCTTGAAGCAATAACTGCAATTGTTGAAGCTGTAATTTATAAGCAGCAGCATAATGATATGAATTGTAGATTTGCTGCTATTCAGCCTGGTGATTTAAAAGCAATGGTTGATGCACATAAGAAGTTCACGGTTATGATGGATGATAACAGAACGGTAATTAGAAGGTTTTTCCTAGTACTAATTTTGACTGGGGTAGCTGGCACAACGGTATATGGATATTGGTCAAAATTCGTCGATGCAGTTAAAAAAGTAACAGTAGGGAACTGATATGATACTTAAAGATGGTAGTGAAACTCGCGATCCTCGTTGTGGCTTGATCTTTCAAGCTGATCCTACTGCGCCAAATCTTCTTGCAGTTCCTCCGATTGATGATGGTATTGACTTACGATATCGAGAACTAATTAGTAAATATCGAGTAAAGAAATTTAAAGAACCTTTGCTTAATCAGGATAAGTGGAGTGCTTGCGGTGGATTTGGATTTGCAGCATTTCTTGAGCATGAACCTGGAATAAGAACTCTTGGTGATGAATGGGCTCTTGAGTTTTATTTCAGGTGTCAAGATAATGATCAGTGGCCAGGGTCTGAGCGCCCTGGATCAAAGCCAATTAGTTACGGAACTTCTCTTGCAGCAGTGATGCAGACTGCAAAGCAAGAAGGCTTGATTGAATCATATTGTCGAGCAAGCACAGTTGATGAAGTAATTCGTGGGATTGATTATTATGGTTCTGCCATACTTGGGCTAGAATGGACTGAGGGTATGATGTATCCTCGCGAAGTAGATGGACTGAGTACTCCTGGTGGAGAAGTAGTTGGTGGACACTGTACGGCTGGAACTTTTATTAATCTTCATCAAAACATTATCGGTGGTCCGAACTCATGGCCGGATTGGAACCTTTTGCGTAACGGCTATTGGGTGATGGATTTAGATGATTTTGCAGAAGTATTCATGAAACGTGGTGGTGAATGTGCGTTTGCAAGGAAGGCAATAGTATAAGTATGAAAGTTGATAATAAATTTTATGAATTTTTAACTTCTGTTGAGGGAAAATATAAACAAGTTTATCTTGATTCAGGTGGAGAGCCTACTATTGGTATTGGCCACTTGTTGACACTTTCTGAGCGTAGATCAGGCAAGATAATTATTGAAAAAACTGCAATAGAATATCGACACGGACTGACCGAACAACAGGTGATGGCTCTTTGTCTTCAGGATATTCGAGACGTGGTAAATGTAGTTAATCGAGTGGTCGTGGTGAGGATCTCGCAGAACCAATTCAATGCCTTGGTAAGCTTCGTTTTCAACATCGGTAATGAGGGGTTTAGGCAATCCACATTACTACGGTTACTTAATCAGGAGCGCTTCATTGATATTCCTACACAGATGCGTCGATGGAAATATGATAATGGAAAAGTAGTTCAAGGTTTAATTAATCGACGAGAAAAAGAAATTCAATTATGGTTATCATAAAGAAGGTAAGTAATGTCATATAAACCTGGTGATTATCTAGTAACTTGTGACCAATGCGGCTTTCAGCGTTATGCGTCTGAATGCAGAATGACTTGGGATAAGTTGTTTGTTTGTGCTGACACTTGTTGGGAAGAAAAGCATCCGCAATATACTGATCCAAAGCCATTAGGTGAGAAGCAAAGTGTTCCTGTACATAGGCCAGAACCAGAAGAAAATTTTATAACTACACCAATTACACCAGATGATCTTTAAGGATACTTATGACTACTTTTAGTGAATTAAAAAGTAAAGCTGATGTTCTTGTTGCTGATCCTTCTTTGACTGCTTCTTTAGGTGGCTTTATTAATCAAGGAGTTTCTGAAATTGCTGGTGGAATGCTTTCATTGTTGGATGGAATTGAAAATCCAATACCGAATGCACTTACGCCGCCGTTGCCTGAATTGTTTACTATAGGTACTGTGACTACTTCGACTACAGTTGCCTTTGTAGCTATGCCAACTAACTTTCATCGAGACTTACAGTTAGTAGTTTCACCTACAGGAAGTGAAATTGATATAGCACATTCGTTTATTGAGTTTGCAGAAACTTATCCCTTGCTGAATAAGGCAGGCAGAATTTCTGAGGCTATTGAACATGGAAGAAAATTATATTATCAAGGTATTCCTACAAGTGCTGAGACATTAACATTGCATTATTATAGAAAACCTGTTGATATGGTTGCTGATGCTGATGTGCCGGATGGAATTCCTTCACATTTACAAATATCTTTGTTGGTAAATTTTGCAGCATGGAAAGCCTGGGAACATATTGAAGATGGTATTGAAGGTGAAACACCAAATACTACTAGATTTAAAAACAGTTTTCTTAGTGCTATGAGAACACTTGAATTAACACTTCCATCTTATACTCGTGGATTAGCTCTTAGGTAATGTTATGAAACTTTCTATAATCAAGGGTTCTTCAGGACTACGAACACAGCCAGATCCATCAAGGTCTCCGTATTCTCAGGGACAGGGAGGATTTCCTGGGCAGATAGGATTGGTTGACCTAGCAGCATGCATGAACATTGACATTACTGATGGTAATATGATCATGCGAAGACGAGGAACTGTTAAGCGTGTTCCTGAGAATGCACACTCAGTATATCAGATTGGTCAGTATTGTTTGTTTGTGATAGATAATGGTTTGTGGTTGCTTAAGCCAGGCTTTTCAGGCTATGTGCAGATTGCTACCATTACTCCTGCTCCTGTCTGTTGTGAAGTGGTGGATGGTATTGGTTACTGGAGCAATGGGATACAGAAAGGCAAGATTGTTAATGGCGTTAATCAGCCTTGGACCAAAGCAACAACGGTTTATTCTAATAATCAAACAAGAATATATGAAGATCCGCCGATTGGAAATATCCTTGGTTATTGGAACGGTCGAATGTATGTTGCTGGTATAGCTGAAGATCGGAAAATAGTCAGATATTCTGAAGCATATGGACCTGATTTATTCGCACCGGCAGATGGATATCTCTCGCTTGAATCCGCAGTGACGATGGTAAGACCTGTTGCTGGAGGAATCTATGTTTCTGAATCAGACAAGACACATTTTGTTTCAGGTGATCAGTTGAAACCAGATTGGAAAGTAGTTGATAGTCAGTCTGCTTTGCCTTGGTCAAGCAAGCCAGCAGTTGGGGCAATGTCTATGGGGCAGGATGGAAATTACGTATGGCAGCCTGGAGGCAAGACCGAAGTTGCTTTCTGGCTGACTAATGAAGGCATCATGTTCGGTGATGCTACAGGCAATGTAACAAATATTACGGAGGGAAAAATTAACTTACTTCCCCCTTACACATCAGGTGCGATCCTAATTGATGGATCAACCTTACTCGCGCAGTTCATCAAATAAAGGAGACGTACAATGGCAATTCGATTCAGCACAAGTTTACGGACTAAAATGTATGGTTCTGATAGGGCGCTTGTCCATGCCGCTCTGGCAGGAAACAACATTAGTTTTGACAATGCCTCTGGAGAGATCAGGCACGCAGGTAATGGTCTGTTGACTGCTGGTTTTTTGGTTGGCGATAAGGTTCGAGCATTCGGTACAGCTAACAACAATACTACATTCACTGTTACTGCTGCTCTTGCAGGTGCTTTGACAGTTACTCCTGCTCCTACTACTGAGGCAGCTGGTACGATCTTCGCGCTTGCTGCTGCAACAGGTGGATCGCTTCGTGATGTTATGCGGAATTTTGTAATGCGCGAATATTCTGGTTCGCAGCCAGCGTCTCCTGATAATGCAGTAGGAACAGCTACCTTGCTGGTTGAATATACTAATAATGGCGGAACGTTTGCTCATGGTGCAGCTGCTAATGGATTGAATTTTGATGCAGCTTCAGCCAATGTTATTGCTACGGCAGCTGGAGAGACACCAAAAGGAACAGGACTTGCTAATGGTACTGCTGGTTGGATTCGACTGTGTGCTAATCCTGCTGATAATGGCTTGGCTTCTACTACTCTTGATAGAATTGATATGACAGTTGGAACAACTTCCGGGGTTGACGCTTTGGTTGCTACGACTGCGATTCAGCTTGGAAAAGTTTATTATCTCAATTCTGGTTCGTTTACTTTTCCGCTTCAGTATGGGGTGTAATCATGGCAGCCTCAGCATTTGCAGTATTCCATACATTCAAGGCGAGGTTGGGGCAGAAACTCATTGACCTCGACACTGACGATATCAAGTGCGCTCTGGTTGCCTCAACCTGGACTCCGAACCTGGCCACGCAGGCTAATTGGGCCGATATCAGTGCCAATGAGATCACTGGTGATGGTTACACCGCTGGTGGTCTTGCGGTAACAAATGAATCTTTCACCGATGCAGCAGGCACGGTGACATGGGACTGTGACGACCCATCATGGACCGCAGGGGCTTCCGGTATCGCTGCAAGGTATTGTGTTTTCTATGATAATACTGACGCAAACAAGACCCTGATTTGCTACAGCCTTCTCGACACAACCCCGGCAGACCACAGTGTCACGACTGGCCAAGTTTTTTTGGTTACACTCCCCGCTACCGGGATTTTCCAACTGGCATAAAAAATGGCGATATCGTTTGTAGGTAGTGCTACTAATTCAGTAATTGATGGGGGTGCGAGTTTTGATATCACTCTCCCGTCCTGCCTTGAAAATGACCTTGTTATAGTCGTTGTCGGTGGTGCTGGGCCAACTGATGTAGACCTCGGGGTTTCCACTTCCGGTTATGCTGAGATAGCAGACTTGTTCCAAACAGAGTTTGCGAGCATGAACTTCTCGGTCTCTTGGAAGAGGATGGGCGCAATCCCTGACACGACTGTCACCTGTATCGGAAACAGCTATAGCAGTGCTGTTGGAACGGCAGGGATTGCATATGTTTTGAGGGGCGTGGACACTACTACAGCCCTTGATGTTACTCCCACCACTGCCACGGCGGATAATAGTGCCATCCCAAATGGCCCTGCTATTACCCCTGTAACATTAGGTTCGCTTGTTGTCGTATGTGGTGGCAGTTCTCTTAGCGATGCAGCAGTTACAGTTCCATCTGGGTATGGGAACCACGTCTCCATAAATGTGGTCGACACCAATTCAGCAACCATTGCAGTAGCGAGTAAGGAATGGAACGGGACAGGGGCTGAAGATCCACCAGCTTGGACACTATGGTCTTCAAACACGCTTTCCGCATGGTGTGCAGTAACAATAGCACTTAGACCCGTGATAGATACCAGTGTCACCATTCCGTCAGGAGAGATGTCGATATCAGGGACAACTCCTGCTATCGGATTGTCGCCGGTTTCTGGAGAACTTGCCATAATTGGGGGTACTCCCGTCCCTGGTTTGGCTATCCCAGTATTCCCGGCAAGTGGAACAATTACAATTACAGGGGGAGCCCCATCTGTTTCCAACATCCCCATCGTTATGCCTCCCTCTGTCCAGATGCGGATAACTGGACAGACTCCGACGATTGAACAATTTATGGAAATTGCCGGGACGACGCCCAACATGCGGGGTTCGTTCATCTTTGCTGATACCATAGAGTTTTCCGGCAACACGGCGCAGATGCAGGGGGATTGGGCATTTGTTTATCCTCATGATTTTGCTGGTGAGACTCCTGCAACAACTGGTATATTTGAATTTGGTGCAGAATTTTCAGGAGAAACGCCTGCATCTACTGGGGCGTTTGTTCTTGAGGAGATTCAGTATGCAGATTTCATGGGAAATACTCCGGTTATGCAGGGGGCATTTGAGTTTGGCGCTGAGTTCTCTGGCAAGACTCCAGTTATGCAAGGCTCGTTTGAGCTAGAAGAGGAAAACTGGGGATCGTTCTCTGGCAAGTCTCCAGCAATGTCTGGTAGTTTTGATATTGAACAAGCGATGGACTTTGCAGGTTTTTCTCCTGCAATGGAAGGGGCGTTCACAGGAGATATGGAACAGTATGGATCTTTCTCCGGTACGACTCCTGCAATGGATGGCTCGTTTGATTTTCTTGTCAGTGAGTTTTCATTTTCTGGATTGACTCCTGAAATGGATGGAGCATTCGTTATTGGAGAAGAAACAACAATGGTTTTTTCTGGCAACACTCCACCATCCGTAGGTGAGTTCTTTATTGGAGTTGACTTGCCCACAGATTTTACTACAACCTCAGACGAAGTAATTAGGTATAGGCGCGGATATGACAACGGTTAAAGTTAATCTTAAAAATGGTGCAGTCACACAACATTCATATCCTGCTGCTTTCAATTCGTTCACGATGTTTGAAGGCAGACCATTAGGTGCAAGTCCAGATGGTATATTTACTCTGGATGGTGGGTTGAAGGATGTTTATACAACTACTTCGGATGAGAGGAACATTTCTGCTTGGTTTGAATTGGGACCAAGTCAACTAGGTGACGATCATGTGAAGCAGGGCAGAAGACTATATCTTGGTGGTGAATTTACTGGAAGTATGACAATCAAAGTAGATACTCCCAAGGCGTATGTTCCGACTATGACTTATACTGCAACACCAAGGGACACAACTCTTGTACAGCACACTCTTGAAGTTCCTATAAGCAGCAAGCAGAAAGATGAATATTGGAAGATTACTGTTGCTAATGTTTCAGGTTCTGATTTTTCGCTAGATTTTATTGATGGAATTTTTGTCCTGGTTAATCGTAGGCATGGTTTATGAATAAGAACTGGGATGAAATTCGAGGTAAGGCTGAACAAGAACAGAATGTTCCAACTAAGAACTTTACCCATGATGGCACTCAGTATGCTTTAACGGGTGATCACCAGCGCGCGCACTCCCATTTCCACGAAGCACGGGCACACCTGGGCAAGATGAAGATGGTCAACGTCAACAATCTACCCATCATCTCAGGTATCAAATATTTTGATGACGGATCGGTAGCGACTTTCAAGGTCGTGCACGGCAAGGAAGATATTCACATCGTCTCACCAATGGCACAACTGGGCGGTGAAATTCCACCTGTACCAAAGAAAGGCGTTGATGAGATTGAACAGATTGTCCCGGTCATGCGGAGTGTTGACAATACACACTGGGTAGCATGTCTGTCAGGGACGTTTGAAGGACCGTACTATCATTTCCCCAATACATTTGAAATTCCCGCTGAGGCGTTTGGTGATAATATCGAAGTGGACCTTGACGGACAGCTTATCTCAATTGGCACGGCACCAATTGAGGACAGCATAACCGACCCGGAATTGTTCTTCATCGCTCAGACCGGCATAAGGCCGGACCTCGGAACAGGTGAGGCACTTACTGGCGATATCAGCGCGATCTATGACCCAAGGTACGATGCGAACAATTACGGGGTCGTTGCTAATGTGTATTTCATAAGCCTTGTCGGAGATGAGATTCACTGCGAGATAGAATACTACCCGTGGTCGTACTATTCATACGATATAAGTTTTGAATATAACGATACATTTTATATTACAACTACAGTATGGGGTGAAATTCTTGCAATTCCAGAAAGAACTTTTTCCAGGAACACCACCTATGAAGGGGAAGGGGCATCTCAGTATAGTGTTCAGCCTACTTCTGAACTAAATTTCTGGGGGGAATACTACAGTCTCAGGGAATATTCCGTCCCGACTATTGTCAGTACCAGCGTTGAGCGTGAAGCCGTTGCCAACTTTGCATGTTGCTATGCCCAGACCGAGATTGAATCAACGTCTCAACGAGATGCTGTTTCCGCCACTTGTGCAGAGAAGTATCGAGACGATCCCCCTCCTTATATTGAGAATACGGTGCGGCGAAAGCCTTATTACTTCCAGGTCAATGAGGACTCTTACAAATTCTATGACACTCCTGAAAAAACAGATGATTTATCCTCATGGGAACTTGATGGATATCCCTACAGGTGGTCAGAATATCCTCCCGGTCAAATCTGCTACGTCGAAGAGAACATGCTCAAATACTACGGGCCTGAGAGTAGAGCACAAATCACCGGAATCATGTGTGGCAGAGTGGAGGACTCAGAGGTTGACGAAGAGTCTGGGGCGTATATAAACCGCCAGTGCCTTGGCTTCTATTACAACTATGTCGGACCCCGGCATGATGGCATTAGCACCGTTTTATATATCCCAGAGGCAGGCCAATACGAGCATATCATCCCCAACGTCGAAGGCATTGACGACACAGTTCTATTCAAAGGTGAGATTTTCCTCGGCTTAATCAAATACGAGATAGAGGCATAATATGGGTGGTTTAGGATATCCAGCAGACGACTACGTAACAGAAGACCCGTTGACTACAGAGGTCACGCACAGCCTTGTGGCTGGCAGATTCGCACTATCGCAGGATTATGCGGATCAGACATTTAGTACTGCATTGGGTTATTTAGGAAGTGCCGGAGCAGGAACAAGTGTTGACTTTAATTGGGGTCCACCATCTCCGATTACTATTGGCTCACCGGCGGGTATTTCAGGATTGGTGCCAATTACTCCTGAATGTGAACCAATTAATGCGATCACTATTGCTCCAGTTGTGTTTACTAAACCATCTCCGGTTCTTGAGGATTATACCATTATTCCTCTTGATGTGCCGGAAATGAACGTCCCGCTACCTGACTTTTTTATACCAGCCGCACCAACCACACTTCCGCCGACCTTTACGCAGACTCCACCTGCCGAACTGGCAATTAATCTTCCATCTGATATGGAGATACCTTCAGCACCACCGCTGCCAGTTCTCAGGGAAATCTTACCACCTGATGAACCTGTATTTGCTTTGCCTGAATTTGCTGCAATCTTCCCAACTGCTGATTTGACACCTCCCGATGTAGTTTACTCATGGAACGAAGCTGCATATGATACTGATTTCAATCGAATGCTGAGGATGAAGATTGAGGATGGTATACTTAATGGTGGTCAGGGAATGCTGCCAGAAGTCGAGCAAGCCATTTATGACAGAGCAATTACTCGGCTTGATGCAGAATTACAGAAAAATGAATTGATTGCATTAAATGATTTTGCTTCCCGCGGATCACGACTTCCACAAGGAGCATTAGTTGCAAGACTAAGTGAAGCACAACTTCAGAGTGCCTTTGTTCGTGAAGATTTGGTCAGAGATATTATGATCAAATCAGCAGACCTTGCTTATCAATATTCTACGTTTATCATTGAGAAAGGTCTTGCACTTGAACATGAATACATGGCATTGTTCAACTCAGTCCAGCAGCGTGCTTTTGAGGCTTCTAAAGTTACACTTGAATTCCTTATTCAAGAGTATGATATTCGAGTAAAGGCATTCGCTGCCAGACTTGAAGGTTACAAAACTGAAGCAGAGATTTTCAAAGCAAGGCTGCAAGCAGAACTTGCCAAGGCAGAACTTTATAAGGCAACTATTGAAGGAAGAAAGCTCTCTGTTGAGATGCAAGCTTTGACTGTTGATCTGTATGGTAAGCAACTTGCTGCAATTGATACGATGGCGAAGATTTATCTTGCCAAGGTAGAAGGGCAGAAGGTTATCTCCGAGATTAACGGAATCAGAGTTGAGCAGTTCCGGGCATATGTTGAAGCGTACAAGGCGCAGGTTGAAGGAGTTACGGCTGAGTATAATCTCTATCAGGCGAAGATTGCCGGTGAGTCAGAGAAAGCCAAGATGTATTCTTATCAAGTTGAGGGATACGGAAAGGTAGTTGATGCGTATAAGACTCGCAGCGAGATTGATGTTTCTGTCCTTGATGCAAAGGTCAAGAAGAGTCAAGGTGAAGTTAATATCTTCATGGCTGAACTTGAGAAATACAAAACAGATATTTCAGCAAACGTCAGTCAGGCTGAAATTCAAGCTAAGGCTGAAGGACTGAAACTTCAAGTCTTTGATGGAGAGATTAAAAAATTCTCCTCGATTGTTGCTGCTTTGGTAGATAGTTATAAAGCTGAAACTTCAGTAGCAATTGCTAACTCAGAAATTCAGTTACGTTATGGTGATATGCTGGCGAGAATTGAAACGGCACAGGCTGAGATTAATGCGGAACTGATTAAGGCAAAAGCACAGATAGCCAGTCAGCTTTCAGCAGCTGCATTGTCCAGCGTTAGCGCAGGTGCGAATCTTGGTTATAGCCAGAGTAGAAGTGATAGCAGTGGCAAGAGTAAATCTTATGGTACTTCCGTATCTGATCAATATAGTTTCAGCCAAAGCATAACTGAACGTAACTGTTGTAATGGAGAATAATATGACACCTGAAGAAGAAAAGAAAAAAGCACTTATGACTAATATTGGAAGTGACCCCTATACATTTGCAAAAGATCAGCCTGAAAGACCAAAACCTCTTTCAACTTATAGAGATCCTGAAACATCTGAATTTTTTGGTACGTTTGGTTATCCTAATGTGCCAACGCTTGATCCTGGCGAAATAGCAAGAGAGAAAATGAGAGGACAATCAAAGTTGTCTCAACTTTCATCTCAACCTATTACACAGACTCAAAATCTAGCAACACAAAATAATAACAGTAACGCGCTTAATAATACTTCACCGAGCGATAACAAAAAGTTAGCTAATCCTAATTTCCTTTATGCTGAAGATACAGAAAGAATGAATCGGCTAGGTGGATTGAAAGAAATGCTGCGCTCACCTAATCCTGATATCAATTATTCTATGATGAGAGATGAGAAAACAGGAAAATCAGTTGTAAGGGAAACTATTAATGGGTCTGGGAATAATAGTGCTCCTACTCTTGAACGTCCGTTTGTTAGTGCTAAGAAGTTCAGACAGATTATAGGATGGGATAAAGATGATAGACCAATTTACAGTACTGGCGTAGATGAAATGAATGCAGCCAATGCAGGTATATCTAGTTATAATGCAGAACAGATGGCTGGATATAACAATCGAAACAATGCTTGGGCATCTGAAAATGGAACAGTCCCACTTCAGAATGCCCAGACAGCTGAATCAAATGCAAATGCTCAAAAGTTACGCACTATGGGTAATGGTAGCGGAGTAGATAAAGATAATTATCTTAAAATTATCAATCAAGTTCCTTATGGAGATCCTGAGCCAGGTACTGGTAAACAACAGTTTATAAATGAAGAACAATTATATGATATAAGTGCAGGTAAGTTTATTAATCCAAAAAGACAACAAACAGGTCCACAAAATGATATCCTTACTGAACTGAATAGTGGACAAAAACCACAGATGATTTATGAGAAATACTTTTCTTCAATGCCACATGATCAAGCAATTGCAACTCTTAATAGTATGCCTCCAGGAGAATCGAGAAAGCAATTAGCAAAGCTGCTTAATGATCGCTGGAGTAGTGGTAATTAGTTATTAATGTATTTGACTGGATTAATAAAGCTATATAAATAAAAACTTTTCAGATGAGCGTGATAAATGCCTGAAATGACTGAAAGTCCATATAAGCAATTTCTTGTTGATGAAAAAGAAGAAAGTCCTTATAAGCAATTTATGGAAGATACACCTATTCCTGAACGTACTTTAGGATCAACCTTAAAAGATACTGGAATATCTCTTGCTAAAGGTGTTATTGGTGCAGGTCAAGGAATCGTGGGACTTGCCGACATTCCAACTGGTGGAAGAATTGGTCGTGGACTTGAGTCTATTGGGATAAAGCCAGAAGAATGGCAGGCAGATTTATCTAAAGAATTCTCTCCAGCACAACAAGAAGCAAATAAAAAGGTTGATTCTGCAAAAGGCTTTGTGAATACAGCACAAGCAATGCTGGAAAATCCAAGTACCATTGCTCATGGTATTGTTGAAACATTGCCATCTGTTGCTGCTGGTGGTGTATTAGGTCGTGGTGCTCTGGCACTTAGTAGCAAATTAGCTCCAAAGGCTGTAACTGCATTAGGCAAAACTGGATCTGCTATTGCTGCTGGATCAGTTGGTGAAGGTGCAATATCTGCTGGGCAAACTGCAGAACAAATAAGAAATGCAACACCTGATGATCTTTTGACGGCTGAACAATCTGCACTTGCAGCAGTTTCAGGATTGGGAACAGCAGCATTTAGTATAGTCGGTGGATCATTAGCTAAAAGACTTGGTTTTGCTGACGTAGATACAATGGTAGTTTCTGGTTTAAATCCTGCTAAGAAAGAAGGGTTTAAAGGTGTTGTGAAATCTATTATTGGTGGTGGTATAACTGAGGGTGTGTTTGAAGAGCTGCCACAAACTGTTCAAGAAACAATATTTACTAATGCAGCTCTTGATAAGCCTTTGCTGGAAGGAGTTCCTGAAGGAGCTGCACAAGCTATTATTCTTGGTGGAGTAATGGGTGCTGGAGCAAATTT